CGGGATTATTGTGGAGGTGATGGGATTCGAACCCATGTCTTACAAAGTAACCATAATACCAGCATGTCACACGTTTAGGATAAAGTTTAATCTTATTCACTTTCCAAAATAATTGGGGCCGTATGGTTAGTACAGCGTTTCCACCAATTCGTTGATTCGGGCTCAACGAATAAAGCCTTTGTAAACACTTCTGTTCCTAGGTTATATGTGCACCGACCCGATTGTTGTGATTAGGCTGCTACAGCGTAATCAGCACCTACGAAAGCCATAAGGTCTTCGAAGGTCATAGTTGACATTTCGTCATTTATTGTTTTGTACAGATTTAAAGACATCTAGCACTTCTGTCTACGTGTGATACTATAATTCTCATTGTAATCAATTCCGAGTCACCCCCAAATTTGTTTATGTAAATATACGAATAAAATTCCAAACTACCAAATTATTGTGTAGCTTCTATTTTTCTAAATTGTAAAAGATTTGGTAAATACATTTGTATTTTTGGCATTTCCTTTAATACAAATTTAATTGATTTAAAATTACAATCTTTTATTTCATCATCACTTCCAGTTATTTTCCAATCCAAAGTAATTGCAGTATAAAATGGTGCATTTACAAATTTAGAAAAAGCAATTTCATTTATTTCTGTTATTCTACCTGCCTTATCATTTGCTCTTTGTATAAAATATCTGGATATATATCCTCTCTTATAATCAATTTCAGTTGGGATTGGAATATAGGCTGATATTTGTAAGTTTTTAAAAGATTCTCCTTTTTCAAATCTTGATAAACCCGTATATCTTATTAAATCTGCTGCTCTCATATTATTATTTATTTAATCTAAGTCCACCTTCAACTTCAGTTTTCCATAGCATACCATCAATCGTATGTTTAACGGATGTTACTTGGAAAAATCCATTTTCTTCATATTGTCTAGGAATACCAATAACTTTAAATTTATCTCCTCTCTTAATTCCACTAACACCATGAACAGTAAATGAAAATTTAATTGGTAATAATGCTGATACAGTATTCGCATCGTATGCATTTACATTATTATATCCAGCTTTTAGTGCCTGAAATACCAACTGGTCGTTGTACACTGCATTCATTGTTATTGAAGTAAGTTCCGTTTCCGGCGAACTAACTTGAGTATCTTTCGTAACTGATACTTTAGGATATATACCTATTTTACTCATAAATAATTTAAAGTTCTTTTCTTTAGCTTCTTCCTTATCCAAAAAAGCTTTAAATTGCTTAACTACTTCTAACTCATTAAATTGCTCTGTAAGATTTTCTCCAACTTCTTCTATTTTCTCTACAGTATTAGTATAAACTTGGCCAGCTGCTTCAGTAACAGTATCATAAGCGGCTACAGTTCCTTCAACAAGCTTGTTTTTTGCTTGTACAATACCATCACCTATACCTGAAACGAAATTTGCAGCTCTATCAAGTAAACCAACTTCTGTCTCTGGGGTAGTGGTTGCTGTAGCGGTTGATTTAGTAGATGCTGCTGCTTTTGCAGCTTTTTCATCTGCTGCTTTTTTTATTGCAGCTTCGGCCGCAAGTTTATCTGCTATTACTTTTTGCTGAGCTGCCTTTGCTGCCTCAGCTTTAGCTTGTTTAGCAGCTGCATCTTGTGCTAGTTGTTGAGGAGACATCATTGGTGGTTTTCCAGCTAATGGTCTTATTACTTTTAAAACCATATCTTGCATATCAGTAAACAATCCTTTCTTTTGCCCTTGTGCTGTATTATTTTGGTCTACTGCCTTTGATACCTTTCCATCTACCGATGGTGAGTTGGGATTTAAATCATATCCTAAACGTTTTCCAATAATTTGGCTCATTTTAGCCCCACCCATATCCATATCAAATGATGCATCTAAAAATACAGAGTTTACACCAGATACATAGAATGTTGTCATTCCCTTTCCGTTATCTGCCATAAAATTCAAATCAACTACCATCAATTCAGTACTTTTACCATTAGTTGTAGTTACTTCGATTATTTGAAAATCCCAAATACCCCCAGCCGCACTTGATAATCCATTTAATAGTTTATATAATGCATCTTTTATTGAAAAGTTTTCTGTTTCTAAAATTCCTTTTGCGAAATCCATATTAACATAAAGGTCATCTAAAAATCCCCACATATATGCGGCTTTATTTATACCTTCAATATTACCATCTTTATATTGTATTGATACACCACTAACAGTACCACCTTTTATTGCTTTTGAATATGGAAATTCTACTACCGCACCATCATGTGAAATTGAGCAATTTGCTGTTTCTGCAAATGTATTTTGCTCATTTACTGAACTAGCTGCTTCTGCTAGTGAAAATTTAGGTGCATTTGCATTTGGTATAAGTAGTTTACTTTTATCAGTACTATATATATTTTTAAATGCAGAAATAATTGTTTTTTTTGTGTTTACTGTCATACTAACTTCGACACCACCTATTGAAAGTGAACCAGCACCAATCATATTCATAATATCCATTAATGTTCCGAATCTAATAAAAGCTTCATCTCCAATAATTTCAGTACCAGATGGAACTTCAACATTTTTACCTTCTGATTTTATTTCTTCATCATTTATTGATATTCCTAATATTTCAAAACCAGAAGTAGTATCATTTATATTTTCTTTTACATCCTCATCAACATTAACAAAATTTAAAACACTTGCGATAGTTCCATATTTTATTAAACCCTGAATACTTTCGCTTTGTTTATTTGATGGAAGTCTATTAAAAGCCATCATAAAACGTTTTTTACCTAAATCAGTTTCTGCAGTTATTTCCGATGGTTTAAATGTTGCTGGTTTTGTTTTTTTTATATTTTCTCTTGTATCTGAATTGCTTGTTACTGTCATATATGCCGGCAATTCGGTAAATCCAGTACACTTAACAGTTATTGTCCATTTATCACCTTCCATAGTAACATTACCACCACTAATAAATCCTAAATAGTTATCATAGTGTCCTTCAGCTGCTGCTCTTTTCTTATTAACTTCAACAAAAGATTGGTTAGCCCCAACAATCGCTCCATTTAATTTAGGAGTGTACATAGATACTCCTTGTATTGTATTCCATCCCCATTCTAAAAATATTGTATATCCTGGCTCTAAGTAATACTTACATAATTCATCTAATTGAGCTCTTGTGTATGCAGTTATTGTAAATGTTGCTTTTCTAGAAAGAGACCCAGCACCTTCTTCAATTTCAATTGTTGTTATATTTGGCTTTGGTCTAAATCCCCAATATTCATTAGCAGTATTAACAGGAGTTACACCATCCCATTGAACACCAATAGTACCACTAAGTGCATTAGTTCCATAGACAGATGGTGCAATTTTATCACCCACACCACCAAATAATTTAAAGTTTGGATTTGATAACATCATACATCCTTTCCCAACTCCAGAAGAAACTCTCACCCATGCATTTAAATTTGATACTTTAATAATATCTTGTCTTCGTGCATCAAGTTCTTTGGTTACCCAAGGTGCTATGTTTGAAAAATGTGGAAAAGCTGACATAAACTATTTATTTTGTAAAATTTCTTAATATTGAAATATAATTTTGTGGTATTCTTAATATTGTACCTTCTTGAAATCCCAAAGGTGCATCATGTATATTATTTGCCGATGCTATAATCCACCATAGACTTGGATTTTCATAATATTGAAAAGCAAGCGTATCTAACCTATCACCCGTCTCAGTCATTACATAAACATCATCATCTCTTAATGGAATATTAGGATATATTTTTGGTCTATATACTTCCTTACCATCAAAAGTTTTCTTTGTTTGTTGTTCGTAATATCTACTTTCCATTATTGATATTTTTTAAATAATTCAGTACCTTTATCTATTGCCTTACCAGCATCAGAGAATTTTCTTGATTTTTCCTTTACCGTACCAGATTGATAAACGGTTGCTATATACTTTTTATCATCTTCCTTAACCCAAAGTTCGTAGTTATCTTTACCATCTTTTATAAAGTTTCCCTTACTAGCATCTGGATTTTGTCTCAATGGTGCTAGTGTTGGTAATTTAAACGCATCTATACTAACAGGTGCTTTTATACCAACCAAATTTCTTTTTTCCAATGAAATTATACTAGCTGGGTCAAACCTAGGTTTAACTTTATCTAAAGGTAATGCTATATTATCCGCATCACCATCTGATTTTTTAGTTGTACTATCACCCTCAGGTCCAAATTTAAATGTATCTGAATTATTTATATCTCCGGCTATTTGAGTATTTTTTGAAGATTCTTCTACTGAATATTTTTGTCCAGCTCGTAATGCTCTTGGTAATTTATCAAATCCATATAAGTAACCATCGCTTGTATTATATTTAGCTTCAAGTAATTTAATAGTTATAGCAACATCAACAATCATTGGTAATTTATAATTATCAATAGATGTTTCTTCTTTATTTATAGAAAATTTAGCATCATCCGCAATACCACTAGCTTCGGTCATTCCAACATACCAAGGAGAATTATCATCCATTGTATATGATAATGATTCAATAAAACATTCTCTATTTTTATATAAATTACCTAAAGTAAATTGTAAGAATGGTGCTCTAGCTCCGATACCACCAGCATAACCTTGAGGATATGCCAATGATGTTAAAAAGTTTATTCTTTGCCAAGCAGCAATGTGTTGAACAGGTGTTGTTGAATACACTCTAAAATTAAATGTAAGACTTCTTTCAATACCAGTATATGTATAATTATTGAATGGAGTTCCTATAAATTTAGCAGAATCCCAAGATGGAGATATAGTTTCAGATACACCACTTATTGTTGCTCTAAAATTTACTGCCATTCCAGTTGCCAATGATTTAAATTTTAATGTTATAAAATCATAATCATCTAAAAAACTACCATCTGATAATACTAATTTAGTATCATTTGGTCCTAAACTATACGGAAGTTTTTCGTTTAAATAATCCGATTTTATTGCCGAATCTATTCCCAATTTAGTTCTCATACTAACCTTTGGGTCTACTTGGCTATCTTTTTTCCTAGAGTATTGATTTATAGATACATCATCTCTTGATATTGAATTTCCGTTTATACCACCACCAGCCAATAAAGCTTCTAACTTTGAAGATAAATCATTTCTTAAAGCTGGGGAATCTGCTTGAGGGTCAACTGTAGATGTTTGTGTAACCTTTTCTTTTGTACCAGGTATTATATCACCTATATTTAACCCACCGGCAATACTTTTTTGACCTAATTTTCTAGCTCCAGATAATTTAGAATCTAATTTACTTTTGTTATCAGATATAAAATCAGTTACTTTTGCTGCTGGGTTATTTATTAAATTTAATGGTATTATACCATCTCCAATTCCTTTTGATTTTGGAACTAATTTATTAACCTTATTTTGTACTTCAGAGCCACCACCAGCTTCTTTTGTTTCTTTAGCTACTAAAATAGATGAAAGGTCATTTCTTTTAAAATAATCTTCATCGTTTGGAGCTATTGTTTCGGAATATTTATCAGTACTATTATATTGTATTTCTTCTTTTCCTTTTTTTGCTAAGTTTTGTGCGGCCACTTTTGGAGAACCATACAATGCTTTTTTAACTTCGCCTTTGAAAAAATCAATACCAGCTCCCACTAATTTATTTGGTATATCTGCAACAGGTCCTTTAACACTTGATGCTAATATTTTACCTAATGTCTTACCAATAAGATTACCCTCTCTACCATTTTTAATAGCAGATAATGTAATCATTGTATCGTTTTCTTTACCATCTTTAAATGATTGATTAAGAACGATTTTAGTTGGAATTAAATTTTGAGGAAATTCTATACCAAGTTTACTTGCTATGTTTTCACCAACTTGCTTTATTTTATTAGTAGCGTTTCCTATTATACCATTACTACCACCTTGTCCACCAGTTGCTCCTTTCATAATCTCAACCATATCGGTTTTTTGATTATTCAATCTGAACACATCTACACCATATATTACAGGACCACTTAATTTACTTATTACTCTAAGTCCAGTAGTTTCTTCCTCAAGTTTAGTTTCTTTTGTTCTAACAGAAGCTGTTTTTCGTATTGCATTTGCTCCTTTAAATGGCAAATCTAATAATGGGTTATACGGAGTTATTGGCGGTTCTTTACTATTACGAATGTCATAGTTTTGCTGAGCCGTCTTACCGTTATCCAACACTTTGGTCTTAAATAATTCTTCTAATGTTTTACCCATTTTTGTTATTTAGCGTATGAGTTTCTACTACCTTTATCTACAACTGATGTTATTTTAGAAGTAACTTTTTGTCCATCCATATTAACACCAATTTTACCAGAAGATAAGTCAGCTCTCAATCCTTTTATTTCAGCAATTAATTCATCCATACCATCACTACCACCAGCTTCACCACCACCACCTAATAAATCACCACCACCCAATGCTACAAAAGCACCAACTGCAATCATACCAGGAATAGCCATAATAGATGCCATTGCGAATCCCATTAAAGAAAGAGATAATGCGGCAAATCCACCAGCCATTGCTAACAACCCAGCTGCATTTTCTAAGTTAAATAATGGAAGTACTTGAGTAACAAACTGTCCTATACTACTAACAACCATTGATATACCATTTGCTATTGCTGTAATTGTTCCAACTATAACGTTACCAATTGATTCAACTAATGGTGCTAATAAACTTAATGCATATGTTAAAGGTATCAATGCTACCCCAAATCCAGCAAGTAATGCAAGACCTAAGAATGGAACACCAGTTGCTGCTGCTGTTCCTAATGAAACTAATCCAACTGATAATGCCGTTAATCCAGCTCCAGCCGCAACACCACCAATTGCAATTGCAGCTAATCCAATTGCACCAGCTGTCATTAATGTAAACCCAACAGCTGCTACTGATAATGTTAGTGCTCCTAATAAGGCTTGTGGATTTCCCATAGCTTGTAATCCAACTCCTATAAATTCTAATCCAATACCAGCATTAGCTCCAAAAGCACCAAGTGCCATCATAGATGGGATACCAATAACCATAAGAGCTAATCCAGCCGCAGTAGGTATGAGGTTTAGTGCTCCAAACAAAACTTTCGCACTACCCATTTCTTTTAATCCTGCTGCTAAACTTGCTAATCCACCACCTCCTTCAGGAACCGGTGGGATTGGACCGCCGCCAGTACCAGGTGTTGGGACTGGACCAGGTACAGTACCCGGTGCACCACCACCACCAAATAATTTTCCTATGATTGGTATTTTAGATGCCATTCCTTTTACATCAAATCCCATTTGTGCAAAAGAACCACCCAATTGTGCACCAGCCATCACCATTCCACCTAAAGCTTCTAGTGATGTACCTAAGTATTTGTTTAATCCAGCATTAATAGTTTCTCCAACTAAACTAAATGTTGCGTTTATCTTACCACCCATCGTAGCTGCTTGCTCCTGATTTGTTACCATCTTTTGCAATTCTTCTACCGATGTTCCCATTAATTCTGCCGTTTTTTTCTTTTGGAAATAATCCATTTTATTGAATGCATCAACTCCACCTAATGCACTTAGTGTTTCTTGAGTTGCCCCAGCTATATCACCTTGATATGCCAATGCTCTTGCTTTATCTAAATTAATATTTTTACCAAGCATTGCACCCAACTCCATTTCAGCGTTAATTGAGTTTTCAAAATCTAAAAGATTATCAGCCAATCCAGTCATAGTTTTTAAACTAACTCCCATCTTAGCAGCTGCTCCAGCGGCTTGAATCATATTTTTACCACCTTCTTTACCAAATAGTGCAAATGCTTCAGTATTTGCTGCTAAATCTTCCATAAGAGCGCCAGGTATTAAACCATTTTGAGCTGCAAACTCTTGAGATGCTTTTGTTAAGTTTAATGCTGTTTCTTGGCTATTACCATTCAACCTTGCAAACGAACCAATTAATCCAGCTGCTTCAATTCCACTAATACCCATATTAACTGATATAAGCGATGTTGATGCTTGTAATTGCCCCGATACATTATTTATTCCGCCAAATTGTGATGCTAATTCTTTTGCATTTGCTACAGCGTTATCATCAAAGAAAGCAAGTGCCGTTGTTCCAAATTCAGCAATACCACCCAACTGACCTCTAACCTCACCCATCTTACCAAGGAACTTACCAGCGCCAATAAGACTCATACCAAGCAAACCACCAGGTCCGCTTGTTAATATAGCAGCAGTATCCAATATACCACCTATTGTTTTCTTTATAGTATTATATGTCTCCAATTGAGCTTCCAATTGTTCCTTTTGACCTTCTGTCATTGAAGAATAATCTCTTGCTAATTCATTTTGATTTTTAAGATTATCAACTATTTCTTGCGATATACCAGCCATTCTACCAAATCTGACTATTTCGGAATCAAATTGTTCTTGTAAAATTTGTCTTTCTAAAGTTTGGTCAGCCGTAAGTTGGGATATTTTTTGATTTATATCAGCTAAATTATTACCCCTTGCAACAGCAGTGTCTGATAAATTTCCAGCTTTTAGCATTAAATCAATTCTCTGTTTATCAGCTTTTTTCAAAGGTTCATACATAGAACTCAATGATTTCATACTGTTTATAGAGTCAACGTATGATTGTCTTTGTGCTTTTTGTAGTTCTAAATTTACTCTTTGAAGTTCTCTACCTATTCTAAGTCTTTCACGATTTAATTCATTTTCCCTTTGCGCATTCTGTATCCCTTGAGCATTATATGCATTTATCTGCTGAGTAAGTCTTCCTAATTCGCCTAATATGGCTAATCGTTCTCTATTTAAGTCTTCTGCCACTTATTTTTATATTTTTGCTTTTGGAATTTGCGAAAGTATTTTATCCAATTCTTCTTTTTCTTTTTTTATTTTTTCCATTTTTTCAATAGCTTCTTGGCTCATTCTAGCTGCTCTAGCTTTTGATAATACTCTATCTACTGCATTATTTTTTAAACCATCGAAAAAAGCATCACTAAATTGTTTAGCTGCTCCGAATAATCCTTCCTTTATTGGTTGTGTTTCGTTTGACATAGTGTTTCCTTTATATTGTATAAATATTGGATAATAAAAAAGTGAGGATTATCGTATCCTCACTTTAGAACTTTTTGCTTTTGAATTAGCTCTCTTAACCTCATCTGCTTCTCTTTTCTTCAATTCTATTAGTTTATTAAAATAAAATCTCCTAAGATAAATCGGCATGTGGTAAACATCTGACCAAGTAAATCCATTACTAAATTGAACCATCTCCCAAATTTGAGAGTGTAATGTGATTTTATAATCAGGTGGTAGGGTAAAAAAAGCCTATCCCAAATGGGATATCTAGCGCCTCCGTTTCGCCTGTCAATTCCGATACAAAATTAAATTTCAAATCCAAATCAGGAGAAAGTTCCTTTACATGCGCTCTAAATGCTTTTGTATCCTTTGCTAAGAAAGAATTCATAATCCATTTATTAATAAACCCAGTATCAGTATTACCATCTACCGAAGTAATCATATATTTCATACGAGTTGTAACATCAGTTGAACCAGCTGCTCCTTTTGCTATCTTTTCCATAGCTTGAGTATCTCTAGTAATATTTTGCTCGTCACCATGAGTTAATAACTTAAATTCAATAACTTTACCATTTGAAGGTAATTTAAATTGATATCTATTTTTTGAATTTAAAGCATCTTCATCAATATCTTTGGTTTGTATCTTAGATAAATCAATATTGACTTTTTGTTTTTCAAAAGTAAATGGGTCAGTAATTTCTACTTCATAATCAGCCCCATATCCTAAAATACGAGTTGCTAATAAAATAGCGTTTTTATCACCAATTACAATATCATTTGGGTTTAATCCCGGCTCAACAACAACTGATTCAAATAATCTATCCAACACTAAACCTTTTTTGATAAGATTTTGTGATGCTAAGATATCTTCTTCTCTAGCTGTCATATGTTTAATTTCAATAGTACCCTTTCTTAATGGGTGTCCTTCAGGATAAACTAATCCTTGAGAAGGTAATTCAATTGTTTCCGTTGGGAAATCAAATTCTCTTTTTTGTGCAACCGGAGCTGCCGCAATATTCACTTCTGCCATAACTTTTAAATGTTTTTAAGTTTGTATATATAAATACATAGAAATTAAAAAATTAGAAATAAAAAAACCCCCACCATTTCTGATGAGGGTTGTCCTTCGGTAGCATCCGTAAGGAATATGTTTTTAGAATTCTAAGATTGCGTAATCCATTGCTAATGTTAATTCAATTGTTGCTGGTTCGTTTGAATCAAATGCTACATCTCCAAAGTTTGCACTTAGGATAAATGCTCCTTTGATTTTCCATTGTTCAATTTTATCACCAACTGGTCCTAACATATAGAAATCCAAGTCTTTTTTGTAAAAATCAGCGTATCCATCTCTACCAGTAATTGATTCATGTGATAATCTCACCCACTCCATTACCTTTTGTGCTCCAGAAGGAACAATTGGGTCATAAAGAGTAATTGTGATATCTTGCCACTCACCTTTACCTTTTAATTTTCTCTTAACGTTGATGTGGTCTAACACAACAGGCTCAAAAGTAATTGTTGGTCTTTGTGCTGCTTTAACTAAGTATGAATCAATACCATCGATTTGCATTACAAATCTATTTTTCATCTTAGGTTCGAAGTTCGTATAGAACATCTTATCAAACTCTAATATTTCTGCCATTTTTATTCCTTTTTATTATATTAATAAATATCTAATTCCTTTATTTTCGTATTATGCTGTAAAACTTGCTCCAGTTGGTAAGATGTTGAAATCAATTACGATGAATTCAGCTGTCTTAGCCGGTTGTAAGAAAATTTGTCCTGCTAATATGTTTCTATCAATTACATCAGGTGTATTGTTAGATTCGTCCATTACTACTCTGAAAGCGTATAAACCTTGTCTTTGTTGAACTGCCTCTAAGTAAGGGTTCACAGTGTTTAAGAATCTTTGACGAGTTGTAGCGGTATTTTGTTCGAATACTAAGTAACGAGATGTTGAAGCGATAAACTTCTTAAGAACGATAAGTAATCTTCTAACATTGATTCTATCTAAAGCAGATGCCTTATCTTGCAATGTCTTCTGTCCGAATGCTACAATACCTTGTCCAGGGAATGCTGCGATTGGGTTTACTTTGTTTTCATATAGAGTATCTCTTTCAGAGTGTGTTAATCTATTCAATACACTAACTGCTCCACTAATACCACCTCTATTCAAACCAGCAGGTGCGAACCATTCTGCTGCTAATCTATCGTTAGAAGCGAATACAGCCGGCATCAATACTGATGGTGGAACTGAAGTTAATTTGTTTGTGTTGTTATCAACTGTCTTAACCCAAGGATAATAAGTTCCTACATAATTTGAATCTACTGAATTTGCTTGCTCAGTTGCTTCAGTAATTGAATCATTATAATCGTTGAAATCAGCGATATAGAAACAATCTTGTCTATCTTCAACCATATCAATTACTTTAGAAGTAACCGATGGGTGTAAGCTTCTTACAATACCAGGAGTTGCTACTAAGTTAATATCCCACTCATCAGGGTTAGATACAGCGTTAATTGCTTTGTAATAAGCCGTTGTACCTATTGATACTCCAGTTGAACAGTTAAATCCTTGCGTATTTGCTGCTCCCCATACACCAATATCACCAGCTTTAGCTTTTTTAGTTGTTGGGTTCATTCCATCATATCCTTTTTGGAATCCTAATACAAATTGTCTTTTAACCATATCAACTGCGGATGAACCAGTCATTTGATATGATAATTGAGAATCAAATGCGAATAATACGTTTGCTCCAGTTTCTGCACTAGCAGGAATTGGTTTTAAGTAATTCACATTATCCATATTACTAAAATCAAATCCACTATAATATATTGGAGATGATGATGTGTTATCAGCCGAACCAGTTTGGTAAACTACCGGAGGTATTTCTCCTGCGTAAGTTGTGTTACCACAATAAACAGGGTTTGTATATGCTTCATGTCCAAATGGTGCTGCTGATATTGGGTATGAACCCGCCTCAGCTACTTCAACTCTTATGTACTTTGATTTGTTTGAGTAATCACCATTTTCAGTAATCTTACCATCAGAATCAATAGTAATATATCTATCACCAATTCTTCTAGCTATATAGTTAGTAGATGTTGGGTCTAAGTTTACATTATTGTAAGTTTCAACTACACTCTTTCTCTTATCAGTATCAGAATAACTTCTAACAGTTACAGTGAATACAGAATAATCAGTTGCCCCATCTTCACCAGCTGCCTTAATATTTGAAATACCAATTTTATATTTTGTGTTATAAATATCACCATGTCCTAATGTATGGAATTTGAAAAGATTACTTCTTAAATTGTTAGTATCTTTTTGAGAAACAATCCACGGAGTAATTGCTTGTGAGTATGCATCTGCACTACCACCTGTATAATCTTGCGTAGGTAATGCTATTCCACTAATTACAATATTACTAGTCACCGAACCAGTATAGTTACCGGCCATATTTTCATAATAATTAAAAACATATGCTTGCTTACTACCAAATGGAGATTCACCAAATACATCTGCTAAATCATTTGTATCAGTTGGTAAAATCGATGCCGATACCGGAGTTAAGAAAGATGCAGATAAGGCGAATGAACCATCTAATGCTAAATTACTAGCAACAGTTGCTCCAGTAAAACCAAAATTTTGATATCCAGTAGATGTAGAGTATAATACTCCAATCAATTTAGTACCTAAAGATTGATTTTGAGAACCACTAGCGAATATTGCTAAAGGAGCTACTTGAGTGTAACCTCCAGTTCCAGCTACTCTAACTACAGTTGCTTGTCCAGCTTCTTGCAAATATCTTTGTACTGCATATTCAGTATAATAAGTTCCATCAGGTGTTCCGAAGATATCTTCAAATTCTGATTGAGTTCTCACAATGGTTGGAATGAATGCAGGTCCTTCTTTAAAAGGTCCTATAAATGCTGCTCCAATCTCTCCTACTCCTTGCGCTAAGAAGGATAGGTCATTTTCTCTTGTGAATACGCCGGGTGATACGATTCTTTCTGCCATTTTATTTCTACAATTTGTATTTTAAATTTGTAATTAAGAAAGTCCTATATAATTACCTATATAAATATAAAGAAAATGTCCAAAACACAAATTTGTTTATAAATAAGTGAATTGGACATTTAAATTTAATAATTCTAATAATAAATACTAAGCCCCACCATTACCATGAGGTCCATTATAAGTGGTAGGATTTGGTTTCCAAGGTAATTCATCTTCTAATAAATTAGAATAACTACCTCTTTTTGCTGTAATATCTCTAACAATTCTACTTTCAATATGGTCCCAATAATTTGTTGCTTTATTTGAACCACTAACAGTATTTTTAATCCAACCAATTACTTGCTCTTCTGTTAATTCAGAAAATGGTGTAAAACTACCAGTATTTATTGTATGTAAATCAAATGGAGTTGCACCATTAAATTCACCAGTAATACCATCACCAACTTCATCAGTTGCGGTTACAGTCCATTGTGTACCAATAATAGCATCGCTTACATCAGTACTATTTCCTTTTCTAAGGCCTTTTATTTTCCATTCGTATGTATATCCCATTGTATATTATTTTTTTATTTTATTATCCTAAAGAACCACTATATGGAGTGAAGCCCAAATCAGAACACATTTGTTGAGCTAAATAGTAATTGCTACCACTCCAAGAATTTAATATATTGGTTGGTACTTTCCATTCACCATTTCCTAAATTTGTGTCTGGAACTGCTACAGACTCTCTATTAGGGTCTCTATATCTAAGTTCGTATCTAAGTACACAATCATCTTCATTCAAATCATATCGTAATATGTTAGTAAAGATTGTGTTTATTGTTTTACCCAATACATTTTTTTCTTCTACAAAAATAATCATCTTATTTGTTTTTTAATAAATATTAGTTTTTTCTAAATTATGATTGTGGTGGAACACTATCAATATGCCCAGCCCTTCTAGCAGCAATATCTACCGATAATTCGGTAGCAAATGGACCAGAGCCAGCTGCTATTGTATGGTCATCAATTACATTTTCATCACCATATAATTGAACTAATTTATCTTTTAACATAGCATATCCAAATTCAAAAATGTTATGATTTTCCAAAGTTGTCCAATCTGCAACTTTTAACGTAGTTTCAAAAGTACGACTTTGCATTTCTATTGAATTTTCAGTTACAGTATATGATTTCATTCTATCCCCACTACCTATTGTTTTTGTTACAATAGCTGTAGTTGGTGTTTCTGTTGGTATTGTTACAGTCTTTACTATTTCTCTAGATAAATCAACTCTAAGTTCTTTACCAATTTCCAAACTCATACAAGTTAAGTGATTTGATTTTCCATATGTAGCAATATTAGAATCAGCTATAATAGCATCTTCTTTTGATTTATAAATATGAATATCAAATATACATTCTCCTGTTTTAAGAACTCTATATTCGTTTATTCTAACATAAGCATTATTTGTTAAGCCTCTGTCAGTTCCGATTGGTGTGTTAATTGTTAATGCCATAAATTATTTGTTTTCTAAATCTTCTATTCTATCTAATAAATATTCATTTTGTGCTTTTAAGAAATTAATTTCATTTCTTAATTCTTTAACAGATTGTACAAGTACAGGTATTAAAGATTCCATAGCAAGTGTTAGTAATCCACTTTTTTCATCTGTTCTTACTAATTCAGGAAAAACACTTTGGACATTTTGAGCCGTAAAGCCCATTTTAATCTTAGTATCTTCTACATATTCCGGGTCTACAGAATGTATTTTATATGTATAATAGATAGGTGTTAGTTGATTTACTTTATCAAGAACATTGACAATTACACCATGTATATTTTTAACACTAGCATCAGAATAACCACTCCAACCATAATAATATGGATATAATACTACACCACCATATGAACCTCCACCATTTAAACAATATACGTTGTTATATCCATCAGTTTGCATTACAAGGTTATATCCACCAGATGAACGAACATATAATCCAAATCCACCTAAAACATCTAAGTTACCATCAGCGTTATAATTTAGATTCACAAAATTACGGAATCTAGAAGCACCCCTTTGTACGTTAAATGCTACCCATCCATATGTTGTAGAATCGAAAGAAGCACAGTTGTTAGGTCTACTATAATAGAATGTCCAACCAAATTGCTGATTGTAAATACCTCCATTACCACTTTCAAACATCAAGTTATTGTGATAACCAGAAGGGTCATTAAAGTTTTGTCCACCATATCCAGAACGATAGTAACCAAATGTTTCCCAAGGAGTATATGATGATTGGAAGTTGGTTCTAAAGTGTCCACCATAAGATTGTTGGTATAAACCACCACCGCCTTGGTTTCTAAACCATCCGTTTGCATAAACCTCTTGGAATGTAGGTCCAGAATCAGTTCTTACGTTTTGATTCATATAGTTGGACATCCAACCCATATATCTATTCCAATAGTTTCCGTCTCTAGCCAATTGGTGAGATTCTAAACCATCTCCGCCATAACGGAAAATATGATAACCATTTGCTAACGTTTGATAATATGTGTGAGCACTATGCCATTGAATTTTATTGTATTCACCAGTCCATCCACCAGAATCACTATACAACATATGCCCTGCATTGATGTATATGTTATTAGCGTTTACAAAGTTTAATCTATTTGTAGAAGCAGGGTCACAATAATATCCAGTATTATCTCTATCATAGTAGATATATGCTCTAAAATCATTTCCGTAAGTAATACGATACAACTCCATATGAGCGTTACCATATTCAATACGAATTTGCCAGTTACCAGAGTTATTCAACATACCAAAACCAGAACCATCCCAATATCCACAATATCCTCTACTATCCGATTCATAGTTATTATACATTTGAATACCACCATAGCCATATCCACCACCAGCTGATTTCCAATATCCATTATTGGTGTACCAGTGCATTCCTCTACTTTGGTTATAAAGTCCGTGTCCGTTTGTATTATTTCTAAACCATCCGTTTACATATAAATCATAGAAAGTAGGATTCGCATCAGTTCTTACGTTTTGATTCATATAGTTGGACATCCAACCCATATATCTATTCCAATAGTTTCCGTCTCTAGCCAATTGGTGAGATTCTAAACCATCTCCGCCATAACGGAAAATATGATAACCATTATTAATTACCTGATAGTATGTATGTGAGCTATGCCATTGAATCTTATTATATTCACCAGTCCATCCACCACTATCACTATATAACATATATCCAGCATAAATGTAATGGTTGTTTGAAGCTACAGAGTTAAATCTAGCATCACCTTGCCCACTTCCGAAATAGTATGCACTGTTATCTCTATCGTAGTAAATCGTTGCGTATGCTGCGTTTTCAATATATACAGGTCCACCAGCATACCAGTTAAGATATGTAGTATATCCGTTTCTTGGGTCTAAGTGTAAGTTACCATTTGTTGTTACAACAGATGCCCAACTATCTACTCTACCATTTGAACCAACATATAAATAAGCTCCCCAAGTTGGGTTAGGTCCATGTAAAGTACCACCTCTAAATCTTCCAGAGTTACCACTATCATTTGGGTCTACATAATATCCACCATCATTAGCATCTCTAAAAATTGTTGCGTATATAGTACCATCAGAACCAAAATATTTATTACCATTCCAATAATCCTCTTTCAATATTCTATACCCATTCATGTACATCTCATTCACATTGAAGTAGAAGTTACTTCTATCAGTATAAATGTGAGCATGTCCAGAGTTTGCAGGTCCAAATTCTATGTATCCATACGGAGTATTGTGTCTATAACCCCAACTACCTCCAGCTAAATAGTAACTACCATCACCATAATCTATTGATGAAAAACGAGAACGTCCATTAGGGTCTGCAAAGAATCCTGTATTTTGTTGGTCATAGAAAATAGGTGCTCTCATATCACCATATGATATTGCTACACCATTTGTTGAATTTATTGAGAATCTTAAGTTATCACCACCAGTTGAGTTATTTCTTTGAGTATTACTTTCACCATAAAAACGGAATATACCATGTGCATTATTTGTACCAAATGCAATACCATCATAATACCAAATTTTATGGTAGTTATCACCTTCAGCTCTTACTATTAAAGAACCATCGTTTAATACTAAACCTATACCACCACTTTTACTATTTGCACTCATTCCTGCTGTAATAGGACCTGATACATAAAGTCTACCATCGTGGTCTAATCTCATTTTAGCGGTACTCCAGTCAGTACTACTTACTCTTGATGTGTACCAATAATGTGAGTGGTTTTCAGATGCCGTATTACCAATACTTCTCCAATGTCCTGAATAATACCTTATATCATTACCATAACTACGAATCATACCATCATAGCTATCAACTATACCAAGCTCTAAAGAAGGATAATCACCAAGTCCACCGAATTTCAAACCAACAGTTCCGTTAGAACCACCACCACCTTGTGCATTTTGAATTCCTAAATACCATATACGAGAATTACCGTTAGGGTCTACAAAATAACTTGTTGGGTCATTTGTATCTCTGAATATTGTACCATATACTTCACTTGATGCGTACATTGTACCACCAGTGAATATACTATTATTTGTTGCAAGACCGGGATATGAATTCGGATTTATTTGTGCAGCAGTTGCAGAACCAGGGTCACCAAAACCACCATCACCCAAAGTCCAACCAGCACTTTGATAGTTATCAGTCATTGCAACATAAAGAGTACCAGTATAATTTATATAAATTTGTACATAGTGAGTATCATATGTTCCACTTCTTCTAATTCTTATTTCATTGAATACACCACCGGCACTATACCAAGACTTACCAAGCATTGTAATATCAGCAACTCCTCCAAATGATATACCAGCATTAAATTTCATTGAACCATGTAATCCACTTTCATAATCCCAAATGTGGAACGTAGCCATTGCTCTAGTACCACCATTAGTTGCTATTGTGTACCATCTACCAGCAACAACACTAAATGTAGCAGTATCACGTACTGACCACCCTCTTACATTTAATTGATTTAAGTTTGAAGTTGATGCTGGATTTACATAATACCCAGTATCATTTGAATCTTCAAATATAGGTGCTCTGAATGAATTTGCTTCTTGTGTGTAATCTCCAGTTATTGTTAAGTTTGCAGTATTTGCTACATATGAGTTACCATGTGCGTAGAAATGGAGTTCTCCTTTATTCCAGTTAGTATCTAAACCAGAACCATATCCGGTCTTTCTACCCATTATAGAAGCGTATGTAGAATTGTAGCCACCACTTGTACTTCTAGCACTAAATGCTATTATTGGAGAGAATGCATTATCAGTATTATTTTCATTATGCATTGCCAATCCAATCAGCGTACCTCTTACGCTTGAAGCGGTACTACCAACTAATGCCATTATTGGGTCTCTACCATCAGCTGCCCAGTTAGAACCATTAGATGTCAATAATCTACTATTTCTATCCGTCCAATGTACTGAACCAGCATCCGTATTTGTAAATGAATGTGGATAGTTATTGATACCATCTGCTCTAATTGCTCCAGCAAAATATCCACTACCAACTTCGTTTATTGAAAATAATTCGTTAGATGCTTTTATTGCGTTATTACCAACTATAAATCTACTATCCGTTTGGTTGTTATTAGAATCTATATTTACACGCACATCACCAGCTCCCGTTAAATATAATACATTACCAGATGAATTACTTTGATGTAAAATCACATCATATGTATTATCTCTATATAAACCAGCATTAGTATCTGATAAATAAAATGCACCACCATTACCACCTGCATTTGAATATATTGAACTTTTTATCCAAGCTACACCATTGTTTGCTACTTCGAATGATGCACCACCAGTACCAACTCCACTTACAGCAAATCCTTCACTAGCACCACCACCTGTCCAAATAATATTTTTAAGTTGTGAACCTAAATTAGTTGTTGATGTTGTTGTTCTAAATCTAGCTCCCCAAGTATCAGGCTCACTATTAACAGAAATCAATGCAGCATTTGGTAGATTTAAAACACTAGTAAGAGTTAAAGATGCAAATGTTGGTGAATCGGTTGTTCTCACATACTGATTCATATTGTAAGCGTAAATTTGGTCAACACTATTTAATATTTGTTGCCAACTACTCCATGTTGATGCCCCAGTTCCTAATCTACTCCAAATTCTACCTGCTGCAGTATATGCAATTTGTATTGGAGCTCCGCCACTTAAATCAGTACTACTACCATAACTTCTCCAAAACATTTGTCCGTTATATGTACCACCATCACTTAATCCGTTTGTACTATTTGCTTTAAAGTCAAAATAAACTCCAGCATTTTTACTTGATGGTGTATCGTTTGTATTTCTAGTATCGTTTGAATCAACTGCTTCTGCTCTATCAGCAGTACCTGTTAAGTTTGAAGTTACGTTTGCGAATGTTACAGAATCGGTTGTTCTAACATTCTGATTCATTGCGTACAATTCGTTAGCACCTTGTCCAGTATCAACCGTAGTAAAAGTTACTGCATCGGTTGTACGAACATTTTGATTCATTGCGTACAATTCGTTAGCACCTTGTCCAGTATTAACGGTAGTAAAAGTTACTGCATCGGTTGTACGAACATTCTGGTCCATTAAATAAACTTCGGTTGCTCCTTGTCCTGTGTTTATTGTACCAGTAAGTACTACATTTCCAGCAACATAAAGACCATCATCAGCATACCATCTATCATTTGCTTCTTCCCAATAAAATGCTTTTGTTGCGGCATTACCTCTTTTAACTTCTATACCAGCGTTTTCAGTTGGTGTAGTTCCTACTCCAATATCTGCGTTAAGTGTAATAATATTATCACCTACGTTTAAAGTTGTTGTATTAATATATGTTGTAGTACCACTTACAGTAAGGTTACCACTAATTGTAGCATCCCCAGTTACTGTCAATGTACTACCATCGAATCTTAAATTTGCTTCAACAGTTCCGTTGGGAGCTGAACCATTTAGTGTAATTACACCATTATCAGTTGTACCAGTTAATGCTAATAATCCAGAAGAACCAGCTGAGCCTGATGTACCTCCACTACCGGATGTACCTCTTGTTCCAGATGAGCCACCAGAGCCTGATGTACCTGCCGTACCACCACTTCCGCTTGTACCTGCCGTTCCACCACTTCCGCTTGTACCAGATGTACCACCACTTCCGCTTGTTCCAGCAGAACCCGATGTACCAGCACTACCACTAGTCCCAGCTGAACCCGATGTTCCGGCAGAACCCGATGTACCAGCACTACCACTAGTCCCTGCCGAACCAGCACTACCGCTTGTTCCAGCAGAACCCGATGTTCCTCCACTTCCGCTTGTACCAGTTGAGCCGGATGTACCTGCCGAACCGCTTGTTCCAGTTGAACCTGAAGAACCTGCTGAACCGCTTGTACCAGCCGAACCAGCAGAACCTGTTGTACCAGCCGAACCAGCAGAACCTGTTGTACCAGCCGAACCAGCACTACCGCTTGTACCACTGCTTCCTCCACTACCAGAAGTTCCCGATGTACCACCACTACCAGAAGTTCCTGATGAACCAGCAGAACCTGCCGAACCACCACTACCAGTTGAACCCGATGTACCAGCTGAACCAGCCGAACCAGTTGAACCAGCACTACCGCTTGTACCAGCAGAACCGCTTGTACCTCCACTACCAGTTGTACCAGCCGAACCAGCACTACCAGAAGTTCCTGAAGAACCCGATGTACCACTTGAACCACTACTTCCCCCACTACCGCTTGTACCAGCAGAACCTCCAGTTCCACCTGCCCCAGACAAACCACTTGAACCACCACTACCAGTTGAGCCTGAAGTTCCCGAAGAACCTGATGTACCGCTCGTACCACCAGTTCCGCTTGTACCAGCTGAACCACCAGCTCCACTTATACCGCCAGAGCCGGATGTACCACCACTACCAGATGAACCATTTGTTCCTGATGTACCCGAACTACCATCTTTACCGCTTGTACCAGCTGAACCATCTTTACCAGAAGTTCCTGTTGTACCACTTGAACCAGTTGTGCCCGATGTACCCGATGAGCCAGTTGTACCACTACTACCAGTTGTACCCGATGAGCCTGAACTACCAGAAGAACCTGATGTTCCTCCACTACCACTACTTCCACTCGTACCATCAATTCCAGAAGAGCCTGATGTACCACCAGAGCCACTTGTACCACCAGAACCTGATGTTCCTCCACTACCACTACTTCCACTACTTCCGCTTGAACCAGATGTACCAGCAGAACCTGTTGAGCCGGATGAACCAGAACTTCCCGAAGTTCCACTTGAACCACTACTTCCTCCACTACCGCTACTTCCACTACTTCCGCTTGTGCCAGATGTACCTCCAGAGCCTGATGTACCACCACTTCCAGAAGTTCCTGATGAGCCGCTTGAACCAGTTGTACCCGATGAACCGCTTGAACCCGTTGTACCTGACGTACCAGAAGTTCCCGATGTTGCTGCTGCTGTTTTTGTACCTATCTTACCAGTTGTAGTATTAATAACCAATACTTCGTTGGTTGTTAAATCCGTTCTTAATCCATCTATAAATACAGAACCACTAATAGCTAAACTACCAGTAATTTCTTGCTTATCAATTACGTTATCACCAAATTTGTTTGAACCAGATGAGAATATTACTGAAGATGATATAAATGTTGTATGTAATTGAGTTGTTGTAATTTTTCCAGCTACAGTTATATCTCCTTTAAAAATACCACTACCAGTTACTACTAAAAAATCCGTAACAGTAACTCCACTATTAACTTCAAGTCCTTTGTTTGGAGAAATTACTGCAATTGCCGAACCTGATTTTAATCTATCTATATCACCAATTGATGCAGCTGATATATTAAATAGTCCGTTACCATCACCTCTAAATAAAGATGCTGATAGTGATGATGAAACATTAAGTGAGCCTGAGATTTTAGTATCGGCTTTTATTTGAAACGGATTATTACCAAATGAATCAATTTCATCCGTTTGTATTTTAGAAGCAGTAAAGTTTCCTACAACATTTACAGATTCCGATGATACATTTAATATAGATGCCCCACTCACAAAAAGTGATACACTATTTACACTAGTCTGATTTAAACCATTAGGACTTTTACCGTTAAACTCCATTTAATATATCTTTTTTATTATGTCAACTCTAATACCGAAACAATTACATCTGCCGAATTTGCTAACGAAGATGTCACCGAAAGAAAATCCGTAGCTTCTAATACAATCTTTTGTTCACCACCTACCATTACATTTGAACCACCTTGTACTATCAAAGCATCTTTTACCAAATATACACATTTATTTCCAGAAGTATCTCTCATCATTACACTTACCGAAATATTTTGTGCTGCTGCATTTGCTACATTAACACCAATTATTGTTGCCGAAGTTGCAGCTGGTGATTCATATACTTTAACACCTGCTGTTCCTACCGAACCCGTTATACTATTTTTAAATGTATTTGCCATTTTGTTTTATTTTTATCCTAATGCTATCGCAAAAGCTATTGCTGAATCTAATACGTTTACATTATCAACTAAATATCCGCCAGCTGTCAGATTCATTGAACCCGTCATTATTATAGAACCACTTACCGATAATTTATTAGTTATATTTAAATTTGCAAATGATGCCTGTTGAACATCGATTGTTCCTTTAAAAGAACCAGTTAAAGAACCTGTGAAAGAACCACTAAGGTCCGCATATGCATTGTTCCTATCTTGAATTATTGAACCTGAAAATATGGGACTATGTATTACCATTTATATCTATATACTTTTGTTATAGGTATAAATATAAAATAATTTCCTTTTAAGGTTTCGCTGGCCATTCTATACTAAATGGATTCGTTTGTGTTGTAATATTTCGCAATGCTTGTCTATATACTGTCCAAGCTTCTTTAGTTTCAGATGAGATATCTGCTAATTGTGTCCAATCACATTCAGTTAGTAATTGGTTTCTCAATACTCTAACTTCTTCCCATTGATTTTCAATTCTATATGAAATCTCTGCTTCAGATGCATTGACTTGATTCCAAGTTTGATGATAATTTCCATCAATTAAAGTTGGAGTACCTTCTGTAATGTTTTTTGTATAATCAGATGGTGCTGGAGTTGGCGTTACTACATACATATCCCATTCTATTAAAGCCCCATCACTTAATTCAGCAGGTAAACTTACATTAGGATATGATTCTCTTAAATCATTAACACTATATGGATAATTAATATTTTCTTCTATAATTCTTAAATACATATTATTTGAAATTTGAAGGTATTGATGCGTAGTTTGCTAATCCAGTACAATTAAAAAATGCTCTAGTACCAGATGGTGTTGGAGTTCGTAACCACAATGTAGGTGCAGTTCCTGTCAACGCATTTGATGTTGAACTCATATAATATAAGTTATTAAAAATTGTAACGTTTGTATTATAAGTAAATTGTAATACATTTGTTAATGCTCTACAATTATAGAAAGTACCAGAAAAGTTTACTGCCGTTGTATTTTGGTCAAATAATGTAGATGGTACTGAAGTTAATGCCGAACATCCAAAAAAACAAGATGCAAATGTAGTTGCATTTGGTACACTATCAAATAATCCGTTTGGTACTGTTGTTAATGTTAATATTGATGAGAATGTATTTGAAAATGTAGTTGCATTTGGAGAATATTCAAATAAATCAGAAGGTATTGATGATATTCTTGTACCTTGAAATAGAGATGAGAAATTTATAACTTCTGCCAATCCAGTATATCCACCAACACCACTTAAAGAAGCGCTACCAGGAATTGCTGTTAAATTTTGGCAACCATAAAAATCTATTGTTCTCAATCCAACTACTCCCCATTGTACTAATTCAGTAATGAGGTTTCTTATTCCAGAATTATTATTTACTCTAAATCCTGGCATAAACCCACTTATAGTAATTGTATAAGTTCCAGGTGCTACAAATGTATGAATTCTATTTGTAGATGATGATGCTGTAATTAATGGAGAATTTGCACTCCCATCTCCCCAATTTATAAATAAACTTGGAGTCAATCCAGCATAATCAACTAATGGGGTTGTAAATACCGTATTAGCTACCGTTGTTGTTATTTTAAATACAAAAGGAAAAACTGCCGATGAATCTGATTCTACTAATCTTCTAAATATTCCCATAACTATAATTATTAACTTAAATTTTTACCTGTTACAAATCCGTAATATGTTGTACCACCATTAAATGTATAAAATGCCAGCACATCAGTACCAGACGATGTTAATATTGGTGCAGTTCCACCCACCCAATCTATTGTTGCTGGCCATGTTATAGTATATGCTCCAGCGTTTACAACTACTAAAGTAAATCCAAATGCATTTGATGCTGGCGGATTTGAATATGTAAGTGTTGCAGTACCATTAAATTGTCTTCTGAAATTATTTGCTGTTGATAGGTCTAATGTTGTACTACCGCCAGTTCCTAAATCAGAATATGTTTCTCTAAATGTAGTAGAAGTTACATAATTTGTTGAACTTATATATCCACTAGCTCCTAAGTTTCCTGTTAATGTTAATGTAGTACCATCAAATACTAAGTTAGATTCAACACTACCACCAGGTAATACACTATCATATGTAATTACACCATTATTAGTAGTACCACTTACATTCATAAATCCAGAAGTACCAGAAGATGCTCCAGTACCAGAAGTACCAGATGTAAATCCTAATGGGGATGTTCCAGATGTACCTGCTGTTCCTGATGTTGTTCCGAAAAATGAAGTACCCGAAGTACCTGCAGGCCCTGTTGCGCCTGAAGTACCAGATGAACCCGAAGAACCAAAGTATGTACCATCTAATCCAGAACTTCCTGTTGAACCTGAAGTTCCTGATGTACCATTTGTAAATCCTAATGGTGATGTACCAGACGTACCAGCCGTTCCAGATGTAACTCCAAAGAATGATGTACCTGAAGTACCATCTAATCCCGATGTACCATTTGCTCCAGTACCAGATGTACCTCCACTACCTGATGTACCATTTGTTCCAAAGAAAGTACCATTAACACCAGATGTTCCAGTTGTACCACTTGTACCATTACTACCAGTAAATCCGCTTGAACCAGCCGTACCAGTTGTACCATTTGTGCCAGACGAACCGGATGTACCACTACTTCCAAAGAAAGTACCATTCACACCAGAAGTTCCTGTTGTACCACTACTTCCAGATGAGCCAGCCGTACCCGTTGTACCATTTGTACCACTACTTCCGCTTGTACCATCAGAACCACTTGTACCACTACTACCAAAGAATGTTCCATCTAAACCAGAAGAACCATTTGAACCCGATGTACCATCTGAACCCGATATACCAGAAGAACCTGCCGTACCAGTTGAGCCCGATGAGCCCGATGTGCCAGATGAACCTGATGTACCACTACTACCAAAATATGTTCCATCTAATCCAGAAGTTCCACTACTTCCACTGCTTCCGCTTGTGCCAGAAGTTCCATCTAATCCAGATGTACCATTCAATCCAGTACTTCCTGATGTTCCAGAAATACCGCTACTACCAAAGAATGTTCCATCTAGTCCACTACTTCCCGATGAACCACTACTTCCACTACTACCATCAACTCCAGTAGTTCCGCTTGAACCACTACTTCCACTTGAACCACTACTACCAAAATATGTTCCGTCAAGTCCAGTAGTTCCGCTTGAACCAGAAGTTCCCGATGTGCCACTACTTCCAGATGAACCAGACGTTCCTGTTGTACCACTTGTACCAAAAAATGTTCCATCAACTCCACTACTTCCGCTACTTCCACTACTTCCGCTTGTACCATCTATTCCAGATGAACCAGAAGTTCCTGTTGTACCGCTTGTACCAGATGAGCCACTACTTCCAAAGTATGTACCATCTAATCCAGAAGTTCCCGATGTGCCATTAGTCCCCGTACTACCAGATGTACCTGTACTTCCAGAACTTCCAGAAGAACCGCTTGAACCACTTAAACCACTACTACCAAAGTATGTACCATCTAATCCAGAAGAGCCGCTTGAGCCACTTGTTCCTGAAGTTCCTGAAGAACCTGCTGTGCCAGTCGTACCACTACTTCCTGATGAACCCGATGAACCAAAATATGTACCATCCAAACCGCTTGTGCCGCTTGAACCACTACTTCCACTACTACCAGAAGAGCCGGCCGTTCCACCAGTTCCGTTTGTACCATCAACTCCACTACTTCCACTGCTTCCGCTTGTGCCAGAAGTTCCTGTTAAACCGCTTGAACCAGACGTGCCATTCGTTCCACTACTTCCGCTTGAACCACTACTTCCGCTTGTACCATTGGTACCTGAAGTTCCAGATGTACCTTCAGCAGATGTTCCAGAAGAACCAGCCGTTCCACTACTCCCACTACTACCACTACTACCATTTTTACCGCTTGTGCCAGATGAACCAGCCGTTCCACTACTACCACTACTACCGCTTGTACCATCAGTACCACTCAAGCCGCTTGAGCCCGATGTTCCATCAGTACCAGAAGTTCCTGATGAGCCTGAACTACCAGCTGTGCCAGCTGTGCCAGATGTTCCAGCCGAACCAGTTGAACCAGATGAACCAGATGAACCAGCAGACCCGCTTGAACCAGACGTTCCGTCAGTTCCAGAAGTTCCTGATGTGCCACTACTTCCACTACTTCCGCTTGTTCCAGAAGAACCTGTTGTGCCAGCTGAGCCACTTGAACCAGAAGTTCCCGATGAACCAGAAGTTCCTGATGAGCCACTACTTCCACTAGTACCACTAGTACCAGATGAGCCCGTAGTTCCCGATGAACCACTACTTCCCGATGAACCACTACTTCCAGATGAACCGGATGAACCACTACTTCCCGATGTACCTGATGAACCAGTTGTACCTGATGAACCAGTTGTACCTGATGAGCCACTACTTCCAGAAGTTCCCGATGTACCATCTTCACCAGAAGTTCCCGATGTTCCATCTTTACCAGAAGTTCCTGATGAACCACTTGTACCAGAAGTACCACCACTACCATCTTTACCAGAAGTTCCTGATGAACCATCAGTTCCAGCTTTACCAGAAGAACCCGATGTACCAGAAGTTCCCGATGAACCGCTTGTACCAGCAGAACCTCCACTACCAGCAGAACCAGAAGAACCCGATGTTCCAGCCGTACCTGTTGTTCCTGATGAGCCACCAGAACCAGTTGTTCCCGATGAACCCGATGTTCCACTTATTCCAGAAGTTCCCGATGAACCCGATGAACCAGAAGACCCAGCTGTTCCAGTTGAACCTGATGAACCCGATGTACCACTACTTCCGCTTGTACCAGAAGAACCTGATGTACCAGCTGAACCAGTTGAACCCGATGAACCACTACTTCCACTACTTCCAGATGAACCTGAAGTTCCCGATGTACCACTACTTCCGCTTGAACCCGATGTACCTCCAGAGCCCGATGAACCACCACTTCCAGATGTACCAGCAGAACCCGTTGAGCCTGATGTACCAGATGAACCCGAACTACCACTTGAACCACTACTTCCACTACTACCGCTTGTACCAGCAGAACCTGTTGAACCGCTTGAACCTGATGAGCCACTTGTACCACTACTTCCTGATGTACCACTACTTCCAGATGAACCGGATGAACCACTACTTCCGGCAGTTCCACTACTTCCGCTTGAACCACTACTACCACTACTTCCGCTTGAACCACTACTTCCGCTTGTACCATTAGTACCATCTATTCCAGATGAACCCGAACTACCACTTGAGCCGCTTGAACCAGATGTACCACTACTTCCGCTTGAACCAGATGAACCCTGTGCACCAGATGTTCCCGATGAACCAACTGCTGCTGCTATATTTCTTCTTTCTAATTTTTTTGTTACATCATTCCAAACAACAACATTTTCAGATGAACCAGATGGTAATGAATTTAATAACACACTACCACTAACACCCAAACTACCACTAATAGTTAAGTTAGCATCAATTTTACTATCTTTATTTACTTGTAAGAATGATGCAGTATCAACGTTTGCCGAATTTAATGCGAATATTGCGTAAGATGCTGTAAATGCTAATGATGCCGTACCAACCAACATTGAAGCGGTTTGTGAACTAAGTAAATCACCAATACCAGCACCACCACCACCGCCACCTAATATGGTTACTAATACTCCATCCGAACCAGATGGTGTCACATCAACACCAG